CGATATAACCCATTGCGTATGCAACGTGTGTATAACGAGTAACGAAGCCTTGGATTTCAGAATCGTACTGAGTGCCCATGCCTTGTTCTTTTACAGGAACAAGACCGAAACCAGTCAATTGAACATCTTCTTCGTAGTTTTGACTTGATGTGTCTTTGTCAAACAAATCAATGTACTCTTCAGGATGCTCGTCATATGTTTGTCCCCACCAAGCTTTAATACCAGGCCATAAAGCCTTTGGGTGGGTTCCTGTTGTAATTACACCTGCCATGTTATTTCTCCTTTAATTAATTAAATTAAGCAGTGCCTTGGGCTTGCTTGTATTGTTGCTTGTTCAAGATAAGGTTTACTTTAGCAGCAGTTCCTGCGGCATTATCTTGACGTTGAGCAAGACCAATCACTGTGAATGGTAAGCCTAATGATCCGCTAGTGCCTTGAGCAACAACGGTAGAAGCCTTAACAGTCAAGCTAGACTGGGGAGAAGATTGTGACAAAGTAGATGTCTGGTCAGCAGTCCAGTTACCACCAACGTTCTTGAATACGTCAGCTAGTGCATATGTATCTGCTTCAGCTTCATAAATGATAGCTGGATCAGTAGTGACATATACATAACGTGTACCAGAACTCTTGGAAATGTACAACTTAGACAGATCAATGTTAACACCTTGAAGGCTAACACCAGGATCAGCAGGACGAACACCAACAATGACACCCAAAGGTAAATCAGTATCAGCGGTCATTTTAGTTACATAAGCAATACCACTTGCATCAGAACCAGTAGCGATCTTTACCACATCGCCAATAGCGTATGTGTTAGAAGAATCGCTAGCGATTGCAAACAACTGGCCTTGCTCGTTGAAGGCCGCACCGTTGATTGTTCCAACTGGTGACAGACCACGAGGGCGAGAAATGTTAGCCATTTAAGACTCCTTTAAGTTTAATTAAGTTTAATACCTTCCCTAGGAGTATAGAAAGCTGGATTGTCTCCAGTAATCTTACCCTTGCGGATAGCATTGTCAATACGATTATTTTTTGCTTGAAGCTCGGCTTGATCTTCCTCATGCCATTCTTGCCGAATCTTCATCAAGTATCCGTATTGCTCCGAACCTTCGGCACGGGGGTTTACAAGATACCTAATCCTTTCTCCTAGGTCGCCATTACGACTAACCACATTCTCACTCACGCCACCCACTTCAGCAGGGGTAACAAATTCATAACCGCTATCTATAGCATCTTGGATACGACCTCCAGTATCGGTAAATACGTGTAGGTGATACCCAGGGATCTGGTTCTTAACACTTAACTTGGCTTCTGTGCCATTAAAAGTGTTACGTCTTTTACGAGTTGTACCGTCTACGCTAGGAGTAGGAGCATTCTCTGCTGCCTTCCTCTCTGCCATTTTCTCAATAAGACGATCTCTTTTTTCAAACTCATTTAGTGCTCTTGGCATAATAATTTCCTTTTAGTTTAGTTGATAAATTAATTCCAGTCAAAGTCTGCAACGTATTGTTCACGGGTCATAAGCTTTTGCTTAACAAACCGATCACATGCAGCTTTAGCTTCAGGAGGTAGATTGTCATAAGACTGGGCATTACTGCCACTACGACTTTGGCGACCTGATCCTGACTCTACTCTGTTTGTTGGAGCTTGTTTACCTGATTTATTAAACTTGTTGGGAAACTCTTCTGCTAACACTTCGTCAAGTTTATCTAGGAACTCTTGGCCTTTAAGTAAAGGAGACTCTAACCGAAGACTCTCACCAATAGCGTTAGCAATACTTGTCATGCGCTTATCCTGTCCAAACCAAGAGTTGTTATCCATCCAGGCTTGTAATGCTGGTTCAAACGTAGTTTGAGTAGCAGCAGGAGTAGGTGCTTTGTCAGCATCTTTAACGGCTTGTTTAGCTTCGTTAAGTTCTTCTTTAGCTTGGTCAAGTGCATCATCTAGAGCATTGACTTTCTGTCCATCCCCGTCACTAATTGCTTGAGCACGGCTTTCTTTAATTTCTTGGATACGTCTCTCGTAATCCTGTGCCTTACGTTCGTAAGCTTCTTTTTGAAACTTTTTAAACTCTTCAGCAGCTTGCTTAAACTCTTGTAGTTGCTGTTTAGTGTTTTGTACTTCTTTAATTAAGTTCTCATTGTTCTTTCTGAGAATAGGGAGTATCTCACGACCTCTCTTTACAAACACATCTGCATCTACCCAATCAGCTTCGTTACCACGATACTTCTCTTTAGGAACCCAACCTTGTGACATTGCTTCTTGCAGTATCTCAGGTGCTGGTCCTGTGTTACTAGTAACATCGCTTCCTGTTTCTTCACTCATATCTTACTCCTGTTTTTAATTATATGTCAACTTAAGTTTTAGCCAAGTAGGGATCTACTAAGTCTACATCGGCATCTAAAGTGCCAGTTACGTCTTTGTCATTGATCATACGGTATTGATTCCCGTCTTTGCCCAAATACAACAGTCCTGCGTATTTAGCAAAGATTATCTTATCCCCAACCTTACACCAAGGTGCGGGTTCATCAGCAAAACATTGATTTCCTACAGCTACTACAATACCTGTTGTGTTAGCCATCTGCTCTCTGTCGCTGTTGGATTCTGTAGAAAGTATGATGCCTCCTTTGGAGACCTTCTTTACTTCTTGGGGTTTAACCAAGATCCTCCATCCTACGGGATTAATTCCTGACTCATTATTCATCTGTAGCCTCTCTCGGTTTAATTGTCGTTTGCTCGTATAGGTCTTCGTACTCTAGGTTTAGGATAATGGCAATTGCTCGACATCTACCTTTAACCTCTTCTTCTCCGTCATAGGAGTTATTGACTAGACCTTCTTTCATTACCTCTCTATCATCCATAAGCATCTTCATTAAACGCCTAGTGACTGGATGAAACTTCCACTCGTTAAAGTTATCTTGGGTTACTACTTCCACTTTCTCTCCTTACTTTAAGTTAATTGTGGCATCTCCTCTTGAGCCTGGCCACCCTCTTTTTGCTGCATCATGTTATTGTAGACAGCGTTCATGGTCTGGATAGAACCAAGAATACCTTCTCTACGTTCACGCTGCAAAGCAATCTGCATATTGATTTCTTGTATACGCATCTTTTCTCCCTCAGTAGCAATACCAATCTTAATGGCTTCTGCTTCTGCTTGGAGTTTTTGTATCTCAGCTTGTTGTAGTTCTGCTTTACTCATAAGTTCTAACAAAGCCATCTTCATCTCTAATTGATCAGAAGCTTGTTTGGCTTGTATCTTAAGTTGTTCAATCTGTAGTTTAGGATTAACAGGAGCAGGTACTGCATTAGGTCCTTTAGGATCTGGTAGTACCTTCTCAATGTTGGTGATCTTCATAGCCTTTAAGAAGGTATGTTCTACTTCGTAACGGTTATACAAACCAGGTGTAGCAGCAACCCTTTGAGCAATAGCCATAGCTTGTTGCATACGTTGTGCATCAGAAGTTACGCTAGGATCTGCTGTAGGCATAACATCAGTTACTGGTCCTTCGTAGTCATTTGCTAGGATCATTCCAGTACCTTTGGCATGAGATACGTAAGAAGTATTCTCAGTAATAAAGATTTGGTTAAGTCTGTATAGTTTACGAAACTCTTGCTTAAGACTTCTATGAGTACGTTTAAAGATACCGTTAAAGATCTTCATACCCTGCTCTGCCATAGTACGGGTAGTCTCAGCAGGAGTATTCTGTCCAGGATTTTGTCCCGTCATAATGTCTACTGCTCCACCAATACGCTCTCCGTAGTTAATGAGTAGGTTAAGTAAAGTAAACATAACCTGAGAAGGTTCTCTAACAGGTAGAGGTACGATACCTTTTCTTAGATCATCCCCAGTGGTGTCAACGTGTTTCCATTCCAATGGATTAAAGTTATAGTTACCACCTCGTAACTTAATACCACGACTAAGGAATCCACCAGCAGTATTAGCCATAGTACCCGCATCAACAAGTTGGTTGATGATGGTGTTAATAGATTCATTGAGTGGTCCAAGAAGAACTCCAAAGCCTAAGTCGTAAAAACCTCCATCTGGAGAAGGAATAAAGGGGTACTTGGTAAAATACTGCTCTGCTTTAATACTAAGGACTCTACCTTGTTTGTTGCGTTCAACATCGCTTTGGGTATACCTAGCAACTATACGAGCAACCTTTTTGTTATCCCTACGAACGTAGACGATATAGGGTTCAGCATATCCGTCATCATCAAGATCTATGTTCCTATGTTGTTCTAAGATCTCAATAGGAGTACTTGTATCGTTTGGCTCTGGTGGGTTCATACCTTGAGCTTTATCTTGTGCTGCTTGTAAGGTATTACCCTGAGCTATTGAAGAGTAAGTCTGTTGTCTACCTTCGGATATATCTAACCATAAGTTACGAGCTACACGCTCATAGATTTCATTCTTGGTCATCTGTAGAACGTGGGTAACTCTATCAGCAGACTCTAAACTCTTAGTCCAGTAGTTAACAACCAAGTCTTTAGCCAATACGTTCTCAGAGACATTGTGTCGTTTAATAGGATCATAATAGCTCTTCTTAAATGCACAACCTATGATGGGTTGTGTAATGAGAACCTTATCCATCTCTGATTCCCAGTCCTCATCTTCTTCTAGGAGCTGGTAGCTCATGTGTTGCTCTACTCTAGTAGCACGTAATGAACGTAAGCCATCAGCATCATCACCTACTACCCTACACTTTACAGGAAGGTCACTATCAATAAGTACAGGATAACTACGAGCATGGTATTGGAGAGCAGCAATAGTAATAAGAGGAAATTTAACATTGGAAGCATTAGGCCAAGGAAAGTTCTTATTCTCGGATACTTGCAAAGCTAGTTTAAGAGAAGCTTCTGTTCTTTTTTCCCAAGTACTTCTAGATAACAAGTCGTTGTCAAAGTCTTTAACAACTTGCATTCCAATTGCTTCTAAGTCTTCTTTACATAGACGATCAGCAATATTAGCCTCATACATAATGTCATTGAGGTCGTGTTTGTCTTTTAAGTTCATATAGTTTAGTACCCACAAACAGCGGATCTACCGCTAGAGTTTACCGAATTGTTTTCTCGGATATAAGCCTCGTACTCTTCTTCCTCAAGTTCTTTCTCTGTAGGAGCTTCCCACATCTTATCAAGCATGAGACCTAAGTACGCCCAAGCATCTACCTGGTCATCGTGCTTGTCTCTAGGAAATCTAAGAAGCTCATCTTCAAAAGCTTGATACCAATCAGCGTCCTTATCGAACTTACAAGCCCCACTTCTCATACGAGCTTGAATACTTCTAGCACGGGTTAGCTTATCACCGCTAGGCTTGAGCAATACGGTGTTAATGAACTCTCCCCGCTTAAGCATCTCCTCATTGAGATATGGGCCTATAGCTTTTTGAATAGTACCTTGTTCAAGTCCAAAGAGTACGGGCTTATAAATCTTTTGAATCATGAGGATTGTATCCACAATCTCCAAAGCATCCATACGAGCTTTAACCACATGTTTGCAGTAAAGCTTGCCCTCATCATCCATACCACCAACAACAAATGCAGAGTAGTCTGCCTTCTGAGACTGGGATACGGCTAAGTCACAGGTGGCATAGTACACTAATTTCTTCTTTTGGTCTTCTGGTCTAATACCTACAAAGTCTTCTTTTTTAAAGAATGTGTCTGTAACATCCAACGGTATATTGAGCATCTCCTGGGAATATACGTCAGCTAGACCTTGTCTAACGTAGTCTTCTTTGAGCATCTTAAACTCTTGAGCAGATTTCATTTCAGGCCAAAGTAGAGTCTTAAAGTCATCCGTATGGGCACGGTACTTGACAGATCTCCAAGGGAGAACATTGAGAGAATATTCTTTTAATTCTTCCCTGACTAGACTCTTAACCCCTCTGTGAGTACCTACCTGAGAAGCGGGCATTAGGTTCTCAAGTAAACTGTCTAGGTGTAGTATTGTTCCAACAATCCTAATCTTACCTGAAGAGGATACACAAGGGATAAGAGCACCATAAAACCATCTCTTGAACTTTAACCTACGGTCTTTGTTCATAACAATCTCATCGTTTTCCATGTCATCTCCAATGACTAGGTCAGGTCTGAGATTAGCCCACTTAAGACCCCTTAGTTTTTGTTCACTACCCTTGGCTTGTATCCTGAAGGTATGACCGTCATCCATCTCAACTATGAGATCATCTTCCGTATCTTTAGAAAACTCTTTAACACCAAACAGGGATCTAAGATCATCATTCTCTAGAAGTTCTTTCTTTATATCCCCTAGGAACTGTACTGCCTGGGTTACGGTATCTGAGACTATAAGTACATATCTTGACTCCCTAAAGAGTACAGATGCTAGGGTATAGGCATGGGTAACTGCCGTAGACTTGGCATGATACCTAGGAGCAGCTATGGCTACTTGCTTAAAGTTACTAGTAACAAGATCCCATATCTCTTTATGAAACTCTGGAGTAGCAGCAGGTTTATCAAAGTTCTTTCTAAGAACTGAATTAACAAAACCTTCCATTACATCCGCATTGAGTTTACTCATGCACTTCTACGGCTTTGACATCCACCACATTGGTTTCATCTTTAATGGTCTTGTTGTTCATATTGGCAAACCTAGCAAACTCTTCAGAGAGTTTGAGTAGCCTATCGTCTATGGTCTTTTCTATCTCTTCCTTGACAGGAGCATCTCTGAGCTTTTGTTGTTTGGTCATTAGTTCTGTAGAGATTTTTAAGGCTACATGAGCCTTGACTGGTATACGTACTATTTCACCAGTCCTCTGATCAAACTGAGCATCACCTAGATCTAGCCTATCCTCTACAGCTTTAAGAGACTTCTCAACTATTCTTCTGAGATTACTGTCCATTTGCTGTACATCTTCTGCTTGTAGCTGAAGACAATACTCTTTAAACCAGTCTGTATATCTCCAGACTTTTAAAGTAGGTAAGGGTATACCCGTAACAATAGCTGTCTGTGGCATATTGCCTAACATCAAGAAAGTACTAACAGCTTGTAGCTTTTGGTTCTGAGACCACTGTGCTTTCTTATATCTTTTATTTTTAGGTTTACCTCTTTGCATCTAGCACTTCCATTTTCTAAGAGCTTTATTAATTCTAGAATCAGGATCCTTAGCCTTAGCTGTACCAGTAAGCTTCTTCTTCATACCACCCATACGAGCACAGAAAGAATCCTTACGACTACCACCTTCAGGTTGTGGTGGCTTTAGGTTATGTCCTTCTTTCTTAGCAGATGCCCTACCTTTAGCATTTAAACCTCCAGATGGAGACTTACCTTCCTTACGTTGCCATGCTGGTGATTTAGCCATGAGACCTCCTTAAGTGGTTCGGACTATAGCATATTTTCACAATGTGATACAAATAAAATATATTTTCAATATTTCTTAAGAATGAATACTTTAGTGGACTTGACAAGCTTTTTTAAAAGATGAGAATAGAGGCTTCTTTCTTTTTTACTCTTTTTTCTTTCTTAGGTTCAGGTATATATCAATACAACAGGGTTTATATAGCGAGTCTATGTATAGACGAGATATGTAAACAATACTACCCTTATCAGGTGTTCTTAGTAGATAACCCCCCTACGCAGTATCTACAATACAAGTACTATCCCCCCTTTGTTTAAAAATATATGGCGGTGTTATAAATTGCCATAAACCCTATTAACAGATAAATATATTTCCCCCCTACCC